AAACATTGTCCGGCTTCCAATACTGATACTCGTCCTTGGCCACGCGCTTCAATTCCGGGAAATCCCACCGCCCCTTACGCACGTTCAGGAGGATCAAGTTCGCCCCTGAGTCAGCATCAGGATAAAACACGCCCCAGGTGCTGATAACAGAAAAGTCCGCCGTCTCCTTTTTGGAATACGCCGTGTCCAAGCACTGCAAGATGTATTCGCACTGCGGCGGCTCGTCATACTGCCACTTGCGCCACCAGTTGCGCTTCAGGATCGCACCCTCGTCGTTCGTGGGCTGCTGTTGCCACTGAGCATTCCACTTCTTCAAACCAATGGAGAACTTGACCTTCTCCAACTCCTCAATGTTCCAGTATCCCGGCCAAAGGGGCTTGCCAGACGGGAGGATCGCCGGGAACTCCAAAACCTCCCACTGGTCCGCCTTCAAGTTGCCCTGCATCTTGAGCAACCGGCCAGCAGGGTCGTCGGTCTTCCAACGAGTGTTGATCAGGATGATTGCGCCGCCCGGCTGCAAACGCTGACGCGGACCGGACTCATACCACTCCCACGTTTGCTGCATCGCGGTATCAGAGTTGGCGTCCTGCTCATCCAAGATGTCGTCCAGGACAATGACGTCACCGCCACGGCCCGTCATCGCACCGCCCTTACCAATGAAGAACGCTTCACCGCCTTGGGCCGTGTTCCACCGTCCGGCGGCCTTGGAGTCAGCAGAAAGCTGCATGTTCGGGAACAGCTCCTTGTACTTCTCGTCATCGACAAGGTTGCGAATCATCCGGCCAAAACGCTGCGCTAACTCCGCCGTGTGAGAACCAACAATGAGTTTTGCATCAGGGCGCTTGCCCATGAGATACGCCGGGAACAGATAGCTTCCAAGCTGACTCTTCCCGTGCCGAGGTGGCATGGCCACGATCAAGCGCTTGCACTTACCAGAGATGACCCGGTCAAGCGCAGCAGCAATACGCCGATGATGCTCCCCGACCAACATCTCAGGCCAGACGTACTGACAGAAATCGATAAAGTTTCCCGTTGCGCGCTCCTGGGCTTCCAGAAGTTGCAGACGAAGCTGAAGGCGCAGTAGCTCTTCTTCGGCATCTTGCGGGGTACTAGGTTTGTATGCCATGGGCCCAGGTTTTGGAATTTTTATAAATATACCCCCTAGTTGCGATTTAAGAAACAAGGGGGTGGATCCAGGTCTCAAATAGGTTTTCCTATGTCAAAAATAGGGCTACAGGGCTTCTGCCTCTGAACCGGCCTGTTTATGGCCCCGCCCCGTGGGCTACGCCCACGAAAAACCGGGCGGGGCCATAGGCAAAGCCTATCGGGACAGGCGTCCCGATAAGCGCGCGCGTCTTGACAGGGCCGGGGCCCTGTGCTTGGTCAGGCGGCGGGTGCGGGTAGCTGGGCCGAGGCCCAGGTGTCCAGGGCGGCGGCGGCCTGGGTGTACTGGCCGCGCTTGAACCGCTGGCCGGTGATGTCGGTCGCGGTGCGGAGCATCGCGGAGGGAGTGTAGGCCCGGTTGGCCTGGAGGCCGGTCCGTGCGTACAGTCGCAGGGCATGGGCCACTACCTTGGCCCGGATGATGTTGACTTCCATCGCTCTATCCTTTCTGAGTTGCACCGGCCAGCCCTGGCCGGTGCGGACATTATACACCGGGCCGAGGCCCGGTGCGATGCTTAGGCTTCGGTCTTCGCGGCTTTCTTGGCCTCGTATGCTTCGCGGCTGGCTTTGGCCTGGGCGTCCGCCTCGGCCTCGGACACCAGCTCGATGTGCTCCAGCCGGACCTCGGCGCTGCGGCTGGTGGCGTAGTAGACGCTGCGGCCGGAGTCGATGAGGTAGCTGTAGTCCACCGGGGTCAGGCTGAACAGAAGGCCAGCCAGCGACTGGATGTCTTTGGTGGTCATGCCCTCGGGCAACACGAAGCGGTTGCCATTGATGGTGATGAGCTTGGTGGTTTTCATGGTCCTATCCTTTCTACAGTTTGCCTGACCGGGGCCCCCCGGTCAGTGCCTCCATTATAGTGGACATTTCGTCCACTGTGCAAGAGTTATTTTAGAACTCGATGTTGATGCTGGCATTGCGCAGCTGGCTGCGCACCTCGTTCTCGATGTCCAGGTTGTTCTCCATCCAGGTCTCGACGCGATCGTCGAGGTCCAGGTTGTCGCTGGCCCAGGACTCCATGCGATCGTCGAGGTAGGTATCGGCCCAGCTCTCGATGTACCCGTCCAGACTCTCATCGGCCCAGGCCTCAACGGCCTTAGCCAGATCCTCGGGGGTGACGGGCGTCACCTCGAGCACCGCGACCCGGTCGGCCAGGGCGGCCAGCCGGGCATCGAGGTCCGCGCGCACCAGGGAGAGCTCCGAGGCCTGGGCCTCGGGCTGAACAGGGGCATCGGCCTCGGGCCAGACCTTCGCGGCCGTGTTGACCAGGACCATCATGGCCGTTAGGGCGGCGGCTTTATCGGCGCCTGTAAGGGTGCCAATGATTTCATGCACATAGTGCAGGGCCGCGTCGATTGATTCGCGCTCAGCGAACAGGGCGGAGCGATGCTGTTGGAAGGGGTTTGACATTTCTATCCTTTCTAAAGCCCGGCGCACCGCGCGCCGCGACAGCACCAATTATGCACGGGCCACGGGGCCCGTCCAATGAGATTTTCCTATCGGGGCCCCGGCCCCGATAGCCCCGAAACAGGGCCCACGGGCCCCGATCCAGGCGCCAAGCGCCACGATTCGGGCGGCGAGCGCCAGGGACCAAGGGCCGGGTTTCCCCTTGCGAACCTAACCGGGGGACTTTATGCGTTTTTTGCATGGATTCCCCTCGATAGCCAGGGACTATCGGTCCCTGGGTTTCAATAGGTTAAGCGGAGAGCAATTCCAGGGCCTTTGACTTGAGCGCGGCGCCGGTGCCAAACCATGCCGACTCGAGGCGCGTATTGGCGGAGCGGCCCCGCTCGTGGTCCACCATTTCGGTTACCGCGTTCAAGGCGGCCCAGCGTGTACCGGCCACGCCGGGAATGCCAGAACCGAGCGCGCGGCCGTTGAATAGGTCCATGATGCGGCGATATGCCTTCGACTGGGTAACATCCTTCGCGGCCGTATGGTAAGGCTTCAACAGCTCTTGAACAAAGGCGTCCGCCTCTTCCGCCTTCATTGGTTCGCCTGCCAGTTTGCGGGACTGAATAATGAACCGGTCCCACTCGCTGGTCACAATGCCCAAATCTTGGCGGACCCGGTCAGCATCGAAGCGCTCCGAATGCAAGACTTTCACGGTAGACCCGGCGGCGCCCAGTGCGGCCGTGATGGTGTTATTGCACACCACGCGGATGCTGGTGAATTTAGCCGTAGTGGCCATGGTGCCATCGTAGGACGTGGCCAGCAATAGGTACGGGTCCACCACATCGCCGGCCAAGATTTCCACACCCTTTGCGACTTTCGCCAGGGCCCAAACCCGGCGGCCGTAGCTGAGCGCTCCGGCGGTTTGCAATTCATACCCGCCGGCATCCGCGAGGCGTTCGAAGAAATGCATTACTTCGGCCGGCTGCACCACGTGGTACCCGTCAGACACTACGGCCAGGGGCGCGCCATTGTCTGAGCGGTGCAGAACCTTGCGGCCCTTGAAAGCTTCGGGCTCGCTGGCGTGAGCGTTGCGGAACAGCACCGGGGATTCGTTCACGGTATAGGCGAGCCCGGCTTGTTCGGTCCATTCCTGAATGCCGGCGCCGGGGGTGAGTTCTTGCCCCAGCCCGTGCCAGGGTTTTTGTCCAACGTATGCCATAGCGGCGCGGCCGTTGGTGATATCGAGCATGTGAGCCATTTTGCTATCCTTTCTGAAGTTACCCGGATTCGCCCTCGAACCCAGTGCCTGAATATTAGTCTATTGTTTTTCGCTGATCCAATGAAATTTTCCTATCGGTTCCGGCTTCCCGATAGCCCCTAGTCTCCCCCGAATAGGTCAACCAGGGCCCAGCCAATGATAAAGAACAGCAGCACTAAAAAGAACATTAGCGCGCCTCTTTTCCGGCATCGCCGGCCACGTGATGCCGAAGGAAGCTACCCGGCGGCAGTGACTTCGCGAAAGCTTCCACGGCCTGCGCATCATTCGGGGCGCCGGCTTTACGGGTACCGTGCCACTGCAAAGCCACAGGGCCGGAAGCCGCATAACAGCCCCCCCTACCGGTCCCGACTTTCTTTGCACCGGTCCCATGGGCGACAAATACGATAACTTCGCGACGGTCCGGCCGTGCGCACAGGGGCGAGCCGTTCCCGCAATCTTTGCAAGTGAACGAATCGGACAACTCGGCCGGGCACCGATAGAACCGGGTGCCTTCCACTACGCGCGGCCAACTATCGGAAGTGTCGGACGGGACAGCAATAACGGCCGGCCGGCCGATACTGACAGCCGCTAAGGCCTCATCAACGGTATCGCAACTGGCATTGATTACGGTCTCGCCAGGGCCCGCCTTTGGCAGCATCGCGGCCGGGAAATGGGAATATGTCCAGGCCTTCCCGCGCCGGGGCACCGCCTTCAAAAGGGCCTGCAAATATTCCGCGTCAATTTCGGCGGAGCCGGTTTCATTCTTCGGATGCAGTGCGCAAGACTTCGGGCACGTGCCATAGGTCTCATGGGTGCCGCTACGGTACGTGACCGCAATAGGGCCAGTCTTACGATTCGAGCTAACGGGAACAGTTTTCAGCATGACTCTATCCTTTCTGTTTCGCCCCACTATCGGGACGGCGCCATCATAACCCGGCGGCCGGTTTTTTGTCTAGGTGCTTTCCCTAAGAATTTCGGCCAACTCTCCCCAGGGCATCCCCCGATTAGGCCATTCCCGCAGGGGCGCTACCCGTAGGCCCTGTTCCGCCAGGGCGACAGCATCCATGCCATGATAAAGCAGCACGGCGGCCGGCTTGGTGGCGGTGCCCTTGTACTGAACCAGGACAAAGCACGGGCGCCCCTTGGCCGCATGCCGGGTCAGGAAGGCAACTTGGTGCGGCCGCAAGCCCACTTGAAGGCCGCGCTCCACAACTTTCAATTCCATCATGGCGAAGCCAGGGCCGGCGCCGACCAGCATATCAGGCAAGCCCAAATTGATGCGGTTTTCGATTCGGTCAACATCCACGCCATGCAAGGCGAGCCCTTGCGCAACCCTAGCAGCAAAGGCGGCTTCAGGCTTCATCGTCGGGTCCCAAATCAGGGTCCCGCTCAAATAGATCGGGGGGAGGCTCTGCCACGGGCGGCGTAAAAGCAGGGTCTTGCTCACGGGCAACAGTGTCCAGGACAGTGCCGGTATCGGCGTCAATGATGGCCGAAGGCGGCGGTCCACCGTAAAGCTTCTTCAGTTCGTCAAGCTTGCGCTGGACTTCCTCTTTCGACATGGAATCAATGGTCCCGTGGCGAATTTCCTTCCGATCGACATAGATCGACCCCAGGGCCTGCCCCCGGCGATACTCCGCCTGGACAGCAGCAGCATACGCTCCGGCCTCCAAGGCCTTGTCCCGGATGAGCTGAAGGTCCCGCATGTGCCGCTCATAGCTGGTGTTGTACTTCGAGTTCAACTCGGCGCGGTAGGCCTGAATCGCCGCGACCACGTGAGGATTGATTTCCGGGTTTGTCAACTTCCAGGCCATGACAGAGGCGGACGTATCCTTGTACCCCGCTCGGATCGCCGCCTCTTTCAGCGTGACCCGGCCATCGCCCGAGACATACTCGGTGACAAACTTCCATTCCTTGGCGTTCAGGGTCTTGCGCTGCTTGCGCAGCGGAGCGACTTCCCGGGACATCCGGGTACGCGCCTTGTCTGGAACGACCGGAGGGACGTTCCAGACGTCCTTCTTGGTCATCAGGCAACCCTCCACAGGCGCCAACCCTGCGGAACCTTGCGCATCGAAAAACGCCACGCCGGGGCCCTACGGGCGACAAACCGCAGGGACGACACCCGGGCTGATTCTGCTTTCTGTTTTTCGGTGAACAGGATGCTATCGCCCACCCCCATGTCCTGGAACGGGTACTTGATCATCCGCATGCTCGGGGGCAGTGAAACCCCCTTTTCGATCTCCATCATCGTGTTCATCCAGTAACAGAACTGACCGATGGTAGCGGCAGTAACCAGCAGTGTCAACCCAGGGCGGCCGCAGCCCCTTCGAGGGCCCTATATAGACTTTTTTGGGGTCATCATTGATTTCAAAAATAAAAAAAAGCACTCGCGAAACCCCCCTGAAAAAATTACTCCCGTCAACTCCCCGTGATGTCTCGTAATGCTCTAACCCCTTGATTTCATTCACTTATTACGCCCATCACGTCATTACGCCCAATCTCACGAAAAAAAAAATAAAAACATACATGACCCCAAAAAAGTCTATAGGGACCTCCAAAATTGCATATCAACCGCCCCTCTTATGCTCACCCGCATCTAAAGACCCCCAAAACCCCCGGTCCGTGGTCCTTGACCCCTGCTCCTTGACCCCTTCCCCTCCTCCCTCCCGCCATAGGTACTTTCCCTAGTCCCGTGTTTTTCTTCGTAACCCCCATTGACATCTTGTCTTACACATCGTAGACTCCTGCTCGTACGTTTCCCGTTCGTTATCAACTACACATCCAGAAAGGATAGAGCTACATGACACGTATCACCTATGTCGGAGGGGGCTCTCCGGAGTTGTCCACCGTGGTCCATGACACCAACAGTTTGTTGGAGTTTTCGCAGTCTTATTTTCCTGACGTGGGGGCGGCTGTGCCGGCGCATGTTTTGGCGCTGACGACGTTGGCGTTTAGTTTGGGGTTGCCTTTGGAGGTGCTTGTCGAGGGCATTGAGGGTGCGTATCGTGATTTAGCTGCTGGGCAGCGGGGAGAGAGCAATGTTTCACACTGATGGGCAGCGGGTGCCTCCGCTCAATACGGGCAAGGTCAAGATTGGGGTGTTTTACGTGCCTCCTGTTCGGTGGTCCCCGAGCCGTGATGCGTACGACTTGCAGAGTGCTTTGTTGGCGCGGCCTGGGGTGCGCCCGTCTTTTTGGGTGCGTTTGTATGCTTATTTCTTTCGGGGGGCTGTATGACTACACCGGAAAATCAGCGGCATTTGCGCGAGGGGCTGGTGCTGGTTTATTTTGACAGTGATGATTTGGGCGTTGAGTTGCGGTGTTGGTTTGACTATGAGCCGCCGGAGCGTGGGGATCGGGAGGATGGGGTGCAGATGTCGCCTGATTACCCGGCCATGTGGACTTTGTGCCATGTGTATTTGCCTGGGAGCACTGTTGACATTGCACCGGTGATGTCGTCGGAGCGTTTGTCGGAGATTGAGGAATATGCGGCCGAGGGCGGTGAGCCTTGGTATTTTTAACTTTGGGGGATTGTTATGGAAGACGATTTGAAGGACGTGCTCAAGATCACGATGGAGCAGGACGGTTGCTACATCGAGGTGGTGGTGCCTGTGGTGAGCTTGCCTCCGGTGATGGACATGAAGGAGTACATGCGCAATACCGGCGCGGACATGTATGCCCGGCTGCTGTACATGATGCAAAAGGCCGAGAAGGGGGAGCAGGAATGACGTCCGAGCGCACACCTGTCGCGTGGCTCGCGGTCAATGCTGTGGGCCACAGGTACCTGCGGTTCAAGCGCCCCGAGGTGGCTGTTGATCCGGCCCCGCTGCCTTTGTGCCTGGATCAGGACCGGCAGGCGCTCTGGGGTGCGCTGTACCGCATTCGCACGCATGCACTGCAGGCCCAAGCGGCGCCCGGCTTTGCCAAGGACCAGTGCCGGGAAATCATGCAGATCGCCGAAGAGGCGCTGGGAGGCCAGAAGTGACCGAACTCAAGCCCGAGCACACATCCCGTCTGCAGTTTCGCCCTGATCCTCGGCCCAAGGACATGGAGCCGATGCGCATGGAGCCTGAGGTGAGGCAGGGGATGGAGAAGATTGCCCTGTCCATCTTCACCGACATGACCAACTCAGGCGCATCGTTGCAGCAGACGCTGGCGGCGATCTACCTGTCCGGCGTGCAAAACACCATCGCTGCGATCAAGGAAGCGCAGACCGATGCCCTCAAGAAAGTGAGAAAGAGCAAATGACCCCTTTGAAATTCTTCTGCTTCCACCAGAACAACTCCGGCGGCATGTTCGTTGTGAACAAAAAGGTCACGCACTACGTGATCGTTGAAGCGGCGGACGCGGCGCATGCCAACGTGCTCGCGCAGGGCCTGGGCATCTACTTCAACGGCTGCAATGACGGCACGGACTGCGAGTGCTGCGGAGACCGCTGGTATCCCGTTGATGGCGCGGGCGATCCCTCTCCAATGATCTACCGCGAGCCTGCAGACAAGGCGGCCAAGGACTCCTGGTTCGCGAGCCCCGGTTCGCCCGTCTGCTACATCTACCACTTCGACGGGACCAAAGAGACCATCCTGAAACCGGCCAAGGAGGCGGCATGACTGAACGCAACACCGGAGGCCCGGCCTTCCCATCTGACGCGCCTCAAAACTTTGAAGGAATGACCCTGCGCGACTACTTCGCGGCCAAGGCGATGCAGGGGCTGATTCACCATTTCGATTTCGGCACGTTCCGTGACGACCCAAAACGTCTTGCCATGTGGGCATATGACGCCGCCGACGCCATGCTGGAGGCCCGCAGGTGAAACGCCTAATCCTCATCGCCGCGCTGCTTGGCGGCACTGCCCACGCGGAGTTCTACAGTGGCAACCAACTGCTCAACCTGATGAACGGCTCCAACATGGAGCAGATGCACGCGCTGGGCTACGTGGTGGGCATTGCTGACGTCTGGACGGGCGTGCGTGTCTGTGCTCCGTCTGGCAGCGGCGGGATCAACGCCGGGCAGGTCAACGATGTGGTCAAGCAGTACCTCACGAGCAACCCTCACCTGCGCCACCAGACAGCCGACGGACTCACCCTCACCGCTCTGAGCAACGTCTGGCCCTGCGCGAACCGTAGCAACGGTGGGAGGCAGCTATGACCCGCGACGACATGATCCGCATGGCGCGGGAGGCTGGGATTTTTACTGGCGGGCATCCGATGAGTCCCTGGAGTGTGTATCCCAGCGACCTTGAACGATTCGCCGCCCTTGTCGCCGCGCATGAACGAGAGATGTGTGCGGGATTGTGCGGGTGGAGAACTGGCGTCAGACCGGTTGATGCCGCCATTGAAACCTGCGCCGCCGCCATCCGCGCAAGAGGAGAAACGAAATGAACTGGACACCCAGCATGCACGGCCGCGATGTCGTGGAGTTCACGTGGCTAGACCTGTTGAAGTTGGCGCTCGGCCGGTCGTTGAAAGACTCCGCCCTTATTGCCCGGCGAGTGGGCGTCAAAGGAGAAACGAAATGACCCCCTACGAATCAGCAATGAAGCGCCTGTCTCTTGAGCGGGACATGGCTGTAGCGATGAACGCCATGTGGCGATACGTAGAAATAAAAGGATTTGACTTGGCTCTGGAGGCCCATTTCCTGTATTTGATGGCGCGGGATGAGTGGGATGAACTTTACTGGGAGAAGCCTCAAGCGCAGGAGTACTGGGCCATGTGGGACGCCACCAATGGGAAGAGACGCGATGACTGACCTCCATCAAGCCCTGAACCGCAGACCGATGACGCTGCGCCTGCTGCCTGTCGGGATGAGTTTCTACCTCATGCGTACTGGTGAGCGATTCAAGCTGGTGAGCGCAGGGCCAAGCGCCTTGGGCGGCTACAAGTACACCGTCCGCAGGGACAGCAGCGGCAAGGAATCCACCCTGCACCATTCTTGCAGGATTAAACCGATTGTGAGGGTGAAAGCATGACCCGCCACCTGACCAATCAGGATGTGCCAATGCCCGCAGAGTACGAAGAGGACATGAGGCACTACCTGCCCGACGCGCCCCGTGCGCTGATTGTGGACGCATGGAAGCACAACGCCACGCCGCTGGAGGTCATGAGGCACTTGGACAAGCTGCGGGAGAAGAACAATGCCGACTGAGAAAGAACTCTTAGCCTTGTGCCTGCGCTGGATACAGAACCCGCAGGGTGATGCGTTTGACAAAGCGATGCTCATCGAAGCCATCAAAGCCAAGCTAGAGCCTGAGCCGCGCGAGTGGGTGGGGCTGGAACTGTCGGAGATGGATGAGATCATCGACGGCAACATGACCATCACCGATTCGAAACTGCGAGACGCGGTCTATGCCGTGGTCCTTGACACAATGACAACGCTTATGGAGAAGAACACATGACAGACAACATCAAACCCTTTTTAAAAGCTACCACACGAGACAACACGGATGCGGTGCGGATGCTGGAGCAGTGGCTGGAGGATGCCAAGGCAGGCGAGCTTGTAACCGTGGGATTGATTGGCAAGCGCGTAGGTGGGGAATGGCAAACTGGCATGAGCAGCAGCCAGAACCAATTAGAGGACGCGGCCATGCTGATCGAGCTAGGCATG